CCGATACTAACGACCCGAGTCGGTGCAGCAATCCTGGACGAGTTGAAAAGACTAGCAAGAGGTGACCCACTATTAGGAAGGATGTTTTATCGAAACCGCGTAACTCAGCAGTACTTTCGCGAATATTGCGAATTAAAAGGTGAAGAGCAGCAAAAATGCTTGACTACAAACTGTGATTGTGACTACGTGCTAGAAGGTAAGCCAGGAGGAGTAGCCCATGGATATAGGACAGTATGGCCCCGGCACACTAAGCACCAAGTACGACTCTCAAATGAGGAGCGGGCGCGAATGGTGTTGAATGATATAAGGAAGGAATTTACTTTGTCTAATACAGAAGTGGTACGACAGCGCATTAGGTCGGTAGAAGACCAAATTAAGGCCACGATAAGACAAAGTCCCAATATGACACTAATAGCGCCGCCAATTCCGCACCACTATGTGCCGACGGAAACGACTACTTTCATACATACAGATATTAAGAAGCTACTGATACGCGCTGATGCGCATCTGTTGTGGAAGTGGGGTATTGCTCCCGATCCAGATATGGCCAAGTTCTACAATACTGAAGTAGATACAGGGTTAGGGTGGACTTCTGTCCCATCGTTGAAGAAACTAGCTTTCAACGTCCTTAGCCCATACAAGATGGCTTTTGGTACTTATAAAAACCGTCCGACATGTATCTCGTCAACCATTAACATAGAAGAAAAGATGATTCAAGGTGTGCGTAATATGTGCCGTGAACAAGTGCCTCCTTCTCGTACTATAGCAGAGTTAGAATTGCTCCCAGCCGCTAAGTCTTTACTTTATGACTTACTGGGCACAAAAAAATTCTTCTCTACAGTACCTCCCCGAGTGGACCTTTCTGATCTAGACGAAATGCCACTGCATACAGCCTCTGGGTTAAATCCCGGGGATGCAGAGGAATTCGTGATAGATGGCCAAAAAGTGAAGAGGAATCCAAAAGGAAAGAAACGAGAGAACGTCGAGGCCAGCGTAGACGCAATTCTAAACTTCGTAGAGACGGGAATACCTCCGTTTTGTTCGTGGTCCACTTCTATCAAATTTGAACACGTATTTCTGGACCGTTTGGCTTTGCGATCGGACGCAAAATTTACCAAGGCACTGCAAAAGTTCCGGTTATTCGTAATACCTAATCTTGTGTATGTACTAATGGAACGAATGATATCTCATCCCAAAATGGCGCTAGAGAAAGAACGCATACGAATAGGCCACAAATGGGTATACGGAGGCATGGATGAGCTCCACCGCATTTTATGTCCCGATAAGCGAAAGAGAAGATTCTATGACGGGGACTTTACTAAATGGGACTTGTCTGTGCGAAAGCTCCTGATAGAAATATACTGCAAGGAAGCGATGCGGTATTTCAGCCGAGAAGAGGACCCAGAAGTGTACCAATTCTTGGAAGTCATAGCTAGGGCCGTCGCTGACCGAATGATAGATCGAGTCCAACATCTGTTCTACGGGATTTGGATAAGAGTCAATGGCCATGTTCCATCTGGTCAGTATCAAACGTCTCACGCTAATTCATGGATCAATCTACTCCTTTTCTGCTGGTATTCTGTCATACAAATATCTAAGATGTCGCCTAAAGATCAAAAAAAGGCATGGGCAGAGTACGCAGATGCGGTTATATACATAGTTTATGGAGATGATCATGTTCTATCCCTGGTCGATGAGCCTTTTTGGCTCAATAATTTCTCCTATTCGGGCTTTTGCCGATGGCTAAAAGAAAATCATGGCATGGAAATACGCGACATACACGAAACGGATACCTTTCATAGTACTACCAGAGACGGTGCTTTAATTCGACGAGGCATTATATTCCTTAAGCACTACGCGGTACTTAACATAGACACGCGACCGGGACAATCTGTCTATTTACCGTGGAGACCTCTAGAAGAGATAGTGCCTAAGATAGCCTGGGGTCGAGAACCAGGCCGTCGAGACCTGCTAGACGTAGCACTTTCGCTAGTGGGCCACGCATACGGTACATACGGATCAGATCCCTTCATCTACGAATATCTATCATTCCTGTGGGCGGACATAGAACGGCTCACACAAAAACGAGGAATCCTCCACCTTTCGGTATTAGCAGCCGCCTCTACGCGATGGGATCTGCGAAAATTCAAGCAATACGGTCTATCCTCTGACGACTTTACGGGGAGGTTTCCT